AATATTATTAGCGACGTAAGAAAAACCAGCGTTGTATTCAGAGCACTCTAGATACAGTTGCTGTCTTAATCCCGGAATAGCCTCCCTAGGCATGAGTAACCGAATAGCATTGTTTGTTCCATTTGTAGCAATTTGCACTTGAATATGAGCAACAGCTATAAATCCTATGGTTGCTGGTACTGTTACTCCGTTAGCTTGGGTTCTGTTGTAGACCTGACCTTGAGGCTTGTCTGCCACATCCGTACCACAACCATAAAGGTCATCCACGAACTGAATATTTCCCGTAGCTACAAAAAAAGGGTCCGTGTTAACATTAAACACGCTAGCATAGTCACCTGCCACCATTAGCCGTAGCGTTCCGGCGTAAGCCGCGGGAAATGTTATCAACGCAGTGTCTAAAACTGCTGGATCAGTAGTCACACTGATTCCAATATTATTTTGCTGCCCTTTCAAAATTGAAGTACCAAATATTGCCGTATTAGATTCAGTACCACTTGCATAGGATAGGAAAATATCCTTTGAAATTGATAGACCTTTACCAGTAAAGAATTTGGGTTTTCTTAAAGTAACAGTATAAGTAACCCACAATTCTCCTACAGATTGATTTGCCAAATTAGAAGTACAATTTGCAACAGCAATTTGAAATAGACCATGATCATACGTTTTTAAATCCTGATTGGAAACAACAGGGTTTACTCTTACGTATTCACCATGACTTCCTGATAATAGTTCAGGATCACATTCAACACCGTGCTGTAAACTTTCAGTTAGCCGAGTTGAATTTGCTTTGTCATATTGCATCATAGTAAATTTTTCTGTAAAAGGGGCAGCTGCCGCATTATAATTAGTTGCCATTATGATGGTACCTACCTGCCCATTTAATTGGTTACCACTCTCGGTGGTTGTACTTTTAAAAGTAAAAATGCATTGATCCAAAGTATACTCGTCGTAATTTGCAGCCACTTGTGACAACCAAGGGAAAGTTTTCTCTAGACCTGGATTAATAGGAAATTGCTGCAAAGTGAAAGCACTCACAGGACCCGTCGAACCAGTAATATAGTTTGGACCATAAATTTCTGAAACGTACTCCCGTTTAGACACTTGAACCCCTTGGTCTGTATCATCCTGAAAAAGAGGGACAACGTCCATTGTTGACTTTGAAGATGCTATCAAACCATTACTATCTGGACCAGGATAAGCTGCTCCTCCCGGACCTGGAGCATTATACTCACCAGATCCAGTGTACATACCTGGGCCCTGTAAATTGGACATTGCCATATCATAAACACTTTGTCCAATTCTATTCCTTTTGGCAAAAGAACCTAGAGTCGAACGAATTCCGTACTTTCCAATACCCGTAGCTATAGCTTTATCTCTTCTGTATTGGATATTTGTTTTGGCTTGGCCAATGGAACCCTCCATAATAGCTGCGGCTGCGCGTATACTGTCTTTTTTTCTTTCAAAAGCTAACGCCCTAGCAGCCGATTTAGCCACAGCCATAACCCCAAAAGGCATCCCAGAGCCAGTTCTTCGTCGCTTTGTCGAGCTTGATCGTTTTCTTGCATATCTTGGCATTTTGTAAAATAATGATTTTTTCATTATTTTTAAAATGGAAGAAATACTTGAAACACCTTTTAAAAGAAAACCCGAATGGTCAGATGCCGATGTACATAACCCATATACTTTTACTTCTGATAAGGATAAGCGATATGCATTGACTGATCTTGCATACGAAGCAGAGATGGAAGATCGACAAGTTGCGCTTGATTTTAATGAAGCAGCCGCTGCTGCCGGTTCAAGTGTTCAAATGGATATACCACCTATGCCGTTTGAAAAACAAAGACAACGTTCTTATGCCAGGCGTATTCAAGAACCGTATTATAAAAAGCAAATTTATCTTCGTGATAAAAAGAAAGCAGCTGCATCTCGTAAGATTCAGCGCGCTTTTCGTAAATATAAAAGTAAACGCAGAGGTCCTGCTGGTAAAGGACGTATGCGTTATGAAATTGCTGATAATAAAAAATGGGCGAAAGCAAAACTTCAAGATACCAGACAAAAACAGTTTGCTGCCCTTGCATTACTCAGCAAGCAAAACCATCATTCCAAAATGTCCAATGAACGTGTAATTAGTGTTGCTACAGCCGTAGCCAAAGCTAATGCACGTGAAACTGATAAGCAAAAATGGCTTATTAAAGAGGGGTATACCCAATATCCCTCTTCTGAGCAGGAGTACGTTTATGCCCGACATCTTGAACGTTTAGATAAAGGCTATTACGTACCTCAAACCGCCGAACAAAAGCGTCAAGAAGCTTATGCATGGGAAGGCGGAATGCGAACAGACTTAGCCGCAGGCAATTTAGCACTAGCACTACGAGGCATCGACCCCGTAGCTAGTGATAGTAGTAGAAAAAAATTTAAAAGTGCTTATACGAAATAAATTAATTAAATTATTCTACATTAATTTCATCTATCTTTTGTTCCGTCATATTTGTAACATTTTTTATCACTTTCGGAGTCCACTGATTCATTTCCATTATAAACTCCCCTGGCGGGGCAGGAATTCCCAGTAGCTGAAGGTGATCGAAAGACACTATTCTGGTTATTCTGCGATTCAGTTGCTCCATATTCTCCTGTCCCAAAAATTCCCAATGACGAAATGTCTCTTGGGGATTTTGAGGGGTCGTAATGAAGATACGATGAGGGGCAAAGTTCATCACTGTACCTTTCCCCTCCACCTGCAACGGAAACCGATCTAGTAAGCGTAGGAGGAACTCGAAAGGAACATCCTTGCTCGGGCGAAAGTCGTCCCAAAGGATCGTTTTTTGGTTCGCATAACCGCACCACCATTTGGTCGAGCCACTCTTCAGATACAGGTCCTCCCTGTCCACATTGTCCATTACCCACCTGGATTTCCCCGTTCCAGTAGGTCCATGGACCCAGAAGACTTCCGTCTTGTGATCCCGAGGCTTCGCAATCTGAGCTATCCACTTCGATATGCCTCCACCACACTTAATAAAAACAGAAGGATGTTTGTTAGCAATTTCTAAAATATCAGCCCCGCCTTGGACGGCTAAAATAACACTGTCAAGGTCAGTTCTTTTACCTGCTCCAGGGGGCTGTTGCCCACCCTCAACAAACTCGTTTTTTTCTTTTCCACAGTACTCAATACAGGCTTTGCAATTGTTATCAGCCTGTTCAAAAGCAACCGTACAAGGAAAACCAAACCATGTTTCAAACTTTTTACGTATAGACGATAAAGAAAGTTTCTCTTTAAAGATAAAATAGCACTGTAAATGCTCCGTTCCGGTAGTAGGACAATTTTCAGTTCCACGACAGTAATATTTTAATTCTTTACCCAGGCGCTCTTCAAAAGCGTCATCCATACAGTCCCCAAAAAAAGAATAACCGCCCATCCCGTGATGGCGAGTAGGAACGTTTGGGTTATACACAACGCCCATCCAATGACGGGAGGGAGATTTGGGAGCTGAAGTAAAGTCATAATTGATCGACATAAAACTTTGCGTTTTTAAAGCTAATAATGTTTTTTAAATATTTTAATGCGAGGGAGCGCGAAGCGCGACTGAGCATTTTTAGTATCTTGAATGGACATAAGATGCGCAAAATAAAAAAATGTGGGTTATCTAATTATTTAATATCACTTGTCAAATTTGGTAAAAATCAAGTTCGAACACCTCGACATGTCTACTCTGAAGATTGAAAAGTGTAAAAAGGCGCAGCTGATGACCAGGATGGTAACAGGCGAGCAGCTTCCGGAACTGGATACAGCATTCTGGAAGACCAAGAGCGGGCTTGTCCCCGTCTTAGGAAACGCTACCGGTTTTAAAACCGTAGTAGAGGGTGCCTCGATTAACGAGGTCCCTATTAGGAAGAAACATCCTCCTTGTGAGATGTTTTTGTGGGTCTTAGACCCTGTTACTTATAAAGTAAATAAATTAAATTAAAACCCTTGCGAGGGACCACAGTACCCTGTGTTTTAAAATATTTAATAAGAGCGGGGTCTGAAACCCCCCAAAGGGGTTTTTCCTTGAACCTCCGCACTAACCCCTAACCCAATCCGATGCGGAATGGCGAGGTACGAGCCTGGAGCGAGGCTGCTGTGGGGTAGCAAACTTTTGCTATTTTGG